TGTTGTAAAACTAGGCTTACTTAATACTGGTTCAAAATATTTTTTGAACAATGCATATCCTAACGGATTGTTTTCTTTAATGCCTTCTGGTGTACGCATATCGTCAGTCCATTCAGGACTTAAACTTCCACCATCCCAAAACTCACTCATATTCCACATACCCCAGTTGAGTAAGTATGTGTATTCTTTGTATGCTACACTTGCTGCTTCTGCACCAGAAGCACCATCTGTGTTGTACGCTGTTGAATATCCGCTTGGATCAAATTTACCACCGTCAATAGCTTGTTGCATTGCTTTGTGTAATTCTGTTTCTCTCCAGTCGAAAGTATTATCCATGGAGTACTTAGCATCGCTAGTCATTACAACTTGATTTTCACTTCCAGGTACTGCTCCTGGAATTCCAAATATGTGTATAGTATGGAATAAGTGTTCCATTACTTCTTCAATTTCACTCTGCTGGGTTGTTGGGTTTGGTCCACTTGTGTTTGCATACCACACCATATCATTTACAACATGGCTATCTAAGAAATCTATATATCCTGCATACGTTGCTGCACCATCATCTGTTAACCAGTTAGGTGTATATGATGATCCGCCGCCATAGCCCATTCTTTGTGCTGCTGGAAATCCAGCATGATAAGTTCCTGGATCACCTTTTAGTGTGGCAATTAATCTTTTTTGTTGACGTGAATTAATTCCATTTCCTGTTGGATCGATTATTAGTTTTACAGTCTGTGCTACTTTATCTACATAAGTGTCGGGTACTGCTGTTGCTCCGCCAACTGCTCCTGCTACAACAAATTTTAATCCGTGTACATATAACGATCTATCAAACACTGCACCATTGGTGTTATCTGCTACAAGTGGTGTACTAATATACTCATCTGTATCGTCCATAAGAAACTCTGGATGATTGACCTGTATACCACTATCTTGAATAACAACATCAACACCGTGTCCGTCTAGTGGATACAAATAGTCATCTGTTATCTGTGTAACTATCTGTTCGGCGGAAGGTGTGCTACCATTACCATAGTTTTCTGTTAAGCTCTGGCAACGTTTAAGTCCCCAGTTATCAATGTTACCTGCACTACCTGAACCTCTATAGAATGTTCCTGACTGTCTTGCTCTAAGGCTAATCTCAACATCATCTCGTTCTTCTACAGGAATTTCAACAGCCAGTACTCTTTCATCAGCTCTTAAAGTTTCTGCTTCATCATCTGATAAAAAGAAGTGTGTAGATCTTTGCGAAGCTTCACGTGCATTTGCAACTACAACTTCTCTATTTGGAATTGTTTCGGAACCGAATTTAGAAACCATTTCTGCATCAAATGCAGTTATGTCAACGTCGGAATTTACTGTTACAATATATTCTCTTTCAGCCATTTCCTATACCTATACTAGACTTGCCCACGCACCATTTTCATATACCTGAGCTTTGTTTAATGTAGAATCGTATACCATATCACCGTTTCCTGGTGTTAGTGCATTCTTTTCTGTTGTAGTAAAACTAGGTAATCTAAATGGAGCACCAGTAACTCTTACACCGTCTTGTGTATCTAAAACTAAGGTTGAACTACTTGTGATTTGTGGTGTGCCAGTATCGGTTTGAGCGATGGTTTTAACTGATAGTGTATCAGTAACAGTTAAGTTTGTTGTTGTGTGATTAGTTGTTGTAAAGTTAGTTGCGTTAAATTGATCTGCTATTAATAGGTTGTTTACAGTTAAATCGTTTTCAACTACTAGATCACTTTGCATTGTAACAAGCGGAGTAACGCTTATAGATGAACTGTCACTTGTGTCAATGTTTGAACCTGTGAATACAAAGTTACCAACTTCAGCAGCAATTGCGCCTCCTGTTGCTGTACCACCTGATACCCATGCACCAAAGCCTGTACCGTTAACGCTTGTTGATAACGCACTATCAGAATACAAAGAAAACTCTAATGTACTAATAATGTCTACATAGTATTCCTCACCATTAAGCTGCGTCATGCCATTAACACCTGTAATAGTTACAGGTTGTCCTTCATAGAACCCGTGTGCAGAAGTTGTATTGATTACAACTGGATTTGCTTGTGTTGCACCAGCAATAGTTGCAGTTGTAGCACCACTACCTATTGCGTCTGCTGCTGGCGACCATTGCGATCCGTCCCATTTAAGTACTTGGTTAGCACTCGGTGAGCTTGTTGAAACATCTGAAAGTGTTGTAATAGAAGTTGCTGTTAAATTCTGTAATGCACTATCTGCTTTAGTACCTTGAGCTGACGTTGCAGCATCAGTAATACCATAACCAGCAAGTGTTGTTGCATTGTTTGCTAGTTTAATCCATGCACCTCCATGAGCAAAATATCCTGAGGCTGTTGCGTGTACATGAGCAAACATGCCGTGATAGGTTGCTGCGTTAGGTAAGTCACCTTCAGTTGCAAATACGTTTGAGTATAAAATTTTGTTTGTGCCTAGGTTTAGGTCACCACTCACTGTTAAACTGTTTAGTAATGGTGGTGTATATGTAAACACACCTGTAGTATTATCGTAACTAACTGCTCCGTCACCTGCCGCAGTTCCTTCTGTGCCAACTGAAACACTTGACCTAACTGCTGCTTGATCTAATCCAGCTGCTGGTGCTGCTGCGTTAATCCATGCGCTGCCGTTCCATTTTAAAACTTGATCAGCACTTGGTGATGCAATAGTTACGTTTGATAAATCTTGTAAATTTGACGGAATAGCCGGGTAACCTAATACTGGTTGTACCCATTGGTTACTATCTCCATCATTGATATAGACATACAGTGTACCATTAGTACTGTTAAACCAAATTGTACCTTCTTCCGGCGTACTTGGTGCAGATTGGCTAACTTCGATACTACCACTTCCGCTACCGCCACCAACGCCTGCTGCTGTTGCTTTTGCTGCAAATATTGCGTTAGTAACGTTGGTTAAATCTCCTCTTGCTAATGGTAAACCACCTACAACCTGACTATCGTACAGTCTAATTGTGTTATTGTCTTTATCATAGAATATTTCTCCACGAGCACCTGTTTTTCTATCCAGAAATTCTGCATCTCTTGGTACTACACGAAGGTTATTAATGATAGGTAAATTTGCCATATTTTGAGTTCATCCACTGTTGTTGTAAAGTATTTATCTGCTTTCAGACTATTCATGTCATTAATAAACTGGCCATAAATAGTAGTATGATTATAGAGAAAGATATTGCAACATGGACCGGCGTTATGAGACCCGAAGAATGTGCAGCCCTTATTGAATATTATGAAAAATTGAACGACTTGCATTTAACTGCTAGTCGTCAAACTTTAGGAGATAATTCAGCACATAATAAAGCAGATCATGCTGCGTTTCTTCTTGAACAACCTGCATTGAATATGTCAACAGACAATCCTACTATACATACTTTTATGAATAGATTTATTGATTGCTGGAAGCAATATACTGCACATTATAGTGTGTTAGGCGAGTGCGGTGATCACAGAGTTTACTTTATGAAACTTCAAAAAACCCTTCCAGGAGAAGGATATCATACTTGGCATTTTGAATCAGATACAAAAGAAAGGTCAGGTAGAATTGCAGCGTGGGGAATGTATCTTAATACAGTTGACGAAGGCGGAGAAACAGAATGGTTGTACCAAAAGAAGCGTATTGCTGCTACTGAAGGTACACTAGTTGTTTGGCCTGCAAGTTACACCCATACTCACAGAGGCAATCCGCCATTAAGTGGTGAAAAATATCTTTTAACAGGCTGGGTTGAGTTTTAATGAAAGTAATACCTACGTTTCCAACAGAACTATTTGAATTTCGTAACACAGAGCTTGACAACGATGCTTTGATTCCTTTGTGTGAGCAGTATGCAGATCATGTGAAGCAATCAGAAACAATTAGCTCAATGAGAAACTTGCATGATAAGAAAGAATTACAACCTTTGTTTTCATGGATTAATGATTGCATAAAGCAAGTTCACGTACAACAAAAATTTGACTGCGATGGTTTTAAAATTACAAGCAGTTGGTTTAATAGAGCATTGCCTAGAGAAGGTATGCGTTTACAATATCACAGACACTCTATGAGTTTTTTAAGTGGTGTATATTATCTCACTGAAGGTGCTGCAACAGTATTTGAAGATCCTGTTAAGCACAGAACAGAAGCACAACTAGAGGTGCTTAGACATGATTATAGTCCGCACTGGTTTAGTGAAGCTGAAGCTGGAAAACTTGTTTTATTTCCTAGTTGGTTATTTCATAGTTCAACACCGCACTTCGGAGAAAAAGATAGATACATTATAAGTTTTAATACAATGCCATATGGGGATATAAATTTTAATCTAGCAACAGACTCGGTTGCAAGTTTAGAAGTACATACCAAGGAAAAGAAATGATTAATAAATTACTTGTGCTAGGTGGCGGCAATGCTGGACTAATGACTGCACTATATCATAAAAAGTCTATTGACAACTTAGACATTACACTTATTAAATCTGATAAAATTGGAACTATTGGTGTTGGCGAAGGTAGTACTGAACATTGGAGAAGATTCGCTGATGCAGTAGGTATTACAATGACTGATCTTGCAAAAGAATGTGGCGCAACTATTAAGATTGGTATTAAGTTTGAAGATTGGCACGGTGACAAAACCAGTTACTATCACAGTTTAGCAGAACCATATGTATTTATAGATGCATACACAGGTGATGCACATACATTGATGAGATTGATTTCAGAAGGTGTTGACTCTGAATCGTTGCATTGGGATTTACCTATGCAAGGATATGTAAGTCCGCCATTTGAAGATTACTATCAGTTCCATTTTGATAGTGAAAAATTAAATGCATTTTTAGAAAAGAGATGTATTGAAGCAGGTATTAACGTTATAACTACAGAAGTTGTAGATGTTAACATTGGTGACGGGGGCTTTGTAGACTCAGTAGTCGACATAGAAAGACGAACACACACCGCAGACTTTTTTATTGATAGTAGTGGATTCAAAAGAGTTATTGCAAGTAAACTAGGTGCTGAATGGGTAGACTGGTCATCATTTTTACCTATGAATAGTGCTATTGCTTTTCAAACACCACGCCAAGAAGAGATACCACCTTACACACTTTCTAAAGCATTAAGTGCTGGTTGGCATTGGCGTAGTCCTGTACAAGAACGTTTTGGTAACGGTTATGTGTTTAGTGATCAATTTATTTCTGAAGACGAAGCCATAGCAGAAATACAATCGTTATTTTCAGATACAATTAATATAGGTAGAAAAATTAATTTTGTTTCAGGTAAGGTTAATAAGTTTTGGATTAAGAACTGTGTTAGCATTGGACTTAGCAGTAACTTTGTAGAGCCTTTAGAAGCAAGTAGTATTTCAACAACTATACAACAATCAAGAGCATTAGTTGCTGCACTAGCATCTTGGGAACGTGGCGATCAAGCAACTATAAATGAATACAATAGGATATTTGATGACTGTTTAAGTAATGTGTTAGACTTTATTCAATTGCATTATTTTACACAAAGAGAAGATTCAAAGTTTTGGCGTTGGTGTAAAAATGAAATAGAAGTTACTCCTTTTAATAAACAAAACTTAGAAAATTTTAAAACACAATTTGTAAATCAAATATTATTACCCGAAGACGGTATGCATGGAAGTTTTAGAATTTACGATCATTTAAATTGGATACAAGTTATGCATGGATTGCGTATGTTTGATATTCCTAGCATTAAAAAATTGTACAACAAACGTTACAGTAAATATCGTGCTGAAGACACAGCACAACTATCTTCATTGCCGCAAACTCCTACTGAAGGATTTGTAAAATGTAGAGAAGCAATAAACATATTGAAAGGAACCACTTATAAGTTATGATAAAATCTCTAACAATATTAGGTGGCGGAACAAGTGGATTAGTTGCAGCACTAACACTTAGAAAATCCCACCCTCTATTAAAATTAAAACTTTTAAGATCAAGTAAGATTGGTATTATTGGTGTTGGTGAAGGTAGCACAGAACACTGGCAAAAATTTATGCACCATGTTGATATTGATGTTCCAACGATTGTTAGAGAAACAGGAGCAACATTTAAAATCGGTATTAAGTTTACTAATTGGCAAGGAGATGGGAAACATTATTTCCACAGTTTAACAGAACAGTTTTCGGCTCTAGATCCGCTTAATGAAGCACCTGTTCAATGGATGAGAATGATTGCTGAAAATTGGGATCCTGTTGATACTGTTTGGAAAAGAACTGCTAATAGTTTACATGCTGAGCCCTTTCATGATAGTTTTGCTCAGTACCATTTTGATACACATAAGTTAAATGACTTCTTTACACGTCTATGCATAGAAAGAGGTATTGAAGTATTAGATGTTGATATTGCAGATGTAATTTTAGATGAAACAGGCAATGTTAAAGAGCTAGTTGATGAAGCAGGTGTAAAACATGCCAGTGATTTCTTTATTGATTGTAGTGGCTTCAATAGAGTTATATCAAGTAAACTAGGTCAAAAATGGATAGACTGTGGACATCAACTTCCTATGAATAGTGCTATTGCATTTCCTACTGCTAGAACTGAAGACATACCATCTTATACAGAAGCAACCGCACTAAGCAGTGGTTGGTGTTGGAGAATTCCTACACAAGATAGATATGGAAATGGTTATGTGTTTAGTGATCAATTTATTAATGAAACACAAGCATATGATGAAGTATCGCAGCACTATGAAAAGCATTTAGGTATTAAAGATTTAGAAATAGGTAAACGTGTAAAATTTAATGCTGGTTACGTTAACGAGTTTTGGACAAAGAATTGTGTATCATTAGGGCTTAGTGCTATGTTTGTAGAACCTTTAGAAGCAACATCAATAGGTTCAACAATACAACAAGTTAATATACTTGTAGGTAGTTTATTGTGCTATAGAAAAAATGATGATACCGTTGCAAAAAGATTTAATGAAAGAATGAATTTAATTGCTACTAACATCATTGACTTTATTCAGATACATTATCTTACAAAACGTAACGACTCAGAGTTTTGGCGTTGGTGTGATGAAGGTATTGTTCTAACGCCATTCAACGAAGAAACACTACAGTCATTTAAAACTGCTTATCCTAATTCAGGACACTTTGTTGATCCGTCTCTTATGTTC